TCTTCATATATATATAATGAAAAAAGAGACCTATTTTATGAAATAAGGCAAACTATTTTCATAAGCCTTTGTAAGTAATAAGAAATGTTGAGGTTTACTTGGTAGTGATATCCTTACTTGTTTGTTTGTTCTATGGTGTATAAAGCACTCAACAACTGCTATCATTTGCTCATTGCTCATTACCTTATAAAGTATTTACCCTTGTTTGGATTCTTTAGTTGAGAAGATATTGCATAACGTGCTGCATCTACACAATGATTGAAAGCATCAATAGGTTTATTAATAGTATTTCCTTCTCTGTCTTTCATCCAAGTATAAGACTGTAACTCTTTAATTAGATTCTTACTTCTGCTTGTTACAAAGATTTTGTTTTGATTGATTAGATTAATACCATATACAATTGAGTCTTTTCCTTTAGTACATGGTAATACATTATGTCTATATGTTCTTAGCTCAGCTATTGATTTAGGTTCTGCTGAATCTGCATAGATTACCTCTGTTACATCGTGTTGCTTTAACAGATTTGAGATATCTGTATTTAAGAGCTTAGTCTGATAGATAACCTCATCAAAAATATATGCATCATTGTATTTGTATAAGCCTATTAAAGTTGTTGGATCGTTACTATAACCAAAGTCCATTCCATAGCAAAGTAGTCTTGCTTCTTTTGGTAATGTTATTTCTTTCCAGTCTGTAATACACACACCATCTAAAGAACCTATCTGACCAAGACCATATACCTTCCACCAATTACTCCAATAGGTAGAATCTTTTGCTTTGTCTTTTGCAGCTTCTATCTCTTGAACTATTGTATCTGGTAGAGCTTCATTATCTAAGTAAGTAAGAGTTATAAAGTCTGCATCTTCTTTTCCAGCTACTTCTTTGTGTGCCCAAAAATTAGCAGTTGGATTAAAGTCAATCCATATATCTCCTGATGTTCTTATGCTTAATTGGTTGTATGCTTCAAAGGGTACATTGTTTGCTTCATTCACATACAATACATTTCTTCTAGCTCCTCTTAGTTTATCTGGTTGTTCTACTGAGAAGAACTCTATATAAGAACCATTGGTAAAGGTATAAGTTAAAGACGATCTATTCCATTGACTATCTCTAAACCTATTGGTTAAAAGCATAATTTTTAAAAAATCACGAATGCAACCGCGACGCAAATGTGGTATTGATTCAGATACTACACTTGTCTCTAGGTTAGGTGTTCTTATACATCTATCTATAAGAATAGGTAATATACCAAAAGTCTTTCCAGCAGATGTTCCTCCTTGTATTACTTTCTTTCTTTTTTTTAAAGAATGTAACTTCTTTATTGCAGTAGTTGTTTGGAACATCTACAAATCAAATAAAGGTTGTTCTGAGCTTATGGTTATATCTTTTGTTTCTTTTGGTTTACCAGCATAATAATGATAAAACATCTGTACATATTTAAAGTCTCCTTTATCTACTCCTTTCTCTAATGCTTTAAATGCTTTAGGTTCTAATGGAGATAATCTTTCAATCATTTGTACCTCTTCTGATTTAGACTTTCTACCAGCTCCTTCTCTTTTACCTCCTCTTTTATTTTCTGACATTTGATATAAATTGATTATTCATCTAATTATATAATGAAAAAAACCACCAATTTTATTTTTTGATGGTCATTTTATTTCAACTAAGTGTATAACACATTAAAACGCACCTTATACAATGCGTTATGCTTAATTTTTCTTCCAACATTGTAGCCATAAGTTAAACCAAGCTATTTGTATATCTATTGCAAAATGGTATCTACCTATATTGTTTTGTTTGTAAATTTTTAGAACTAATCCAAAGTCAAGCCAATCCCAAAAGACCTTAGGCTCGAAAAACATAAGAATAACACCGTATAAAGTCCATTGCTTTTTTTCTGTTTGGTTGTTTATTTCTTTACTCATAATTTCTGTGTGTTAATTAGTTTTTTTTCTTAATTCAAGTTCGCAACGCACCTTATACAATCCGTTATAAATTTTTTTTTAGTTTCTCTAAATACAATGTAGCATCCATAAGCTCCTCTTGTAGATGTTGTAGCCATTCTAGGGTACTTAAATCGTTTCTATCCATTGTCTTGTTGTATTTTCTTATACCGACATTAGAACGTTGCTTATAAGACCTTACAACTGATTCAACAATACTATCTTGTTCTTCTTCAAGTTCTGCAAATTTTTCTCTTGTGTTCATTTTACTGCTATAAGTGTTAAAATAATTGATAATGCTATTAAGGATGCTACTAAAAAAAATGTAATCAATCCTAGTAATGTTGTTGATTTATTCTTCATAATAGTTTATTGTTTAGTTCACTTATCCATTGTCTTATTGTCCTTTTACTACAAGTACAAATTTCTTTATACTTATGCTCAAAGTGTTTTGCATGAAGCTCACACATTATTTTAAAGTCAGCTCTTGACATTGTAGAGGTTAGTCTTTCTGTTACTGCTCTCCAGATGATTGTATCTTCTGAGTCTTTTGCTTTCCATTTCTTATACTCTTTGTACTGTTTAGATCTTTTATCTATTGTAATAAAATAGCCTTCTTCTTCTAGTTCTTTAAAGTTTACCATATTGTTAATTGTTGTTGATGTTGTTTAAGTCTTTTCATTGCTGCATTATAATATTCAGTATCTAATTCACAAGCAGTTAAATCATAGCCTAAGTTGTGACAAGCTATTGCTATTGAGCCACTACCTAAGTGTGTATCTAAAATATTATCCCCCTCTTTTGCGTAATTCATTAATAACCATTCGTAAAGTTTTACTGGCTTCTGAGTTGGATGAACTCTATTAGGGTCTTGAGGTCTTATCTCTATCCATTTAGCTACAGTTCCTAGCTCTTCTGACAGACTTGCAATCTCACACATAGACATAGTAAAGTTCTCTCCTATCGATTTCTTTTTCCACACCACAAACCCCTTCCATTGAGGCAGTTCAAAATTATTAGCACCCCACACAATTTGATTCCTGCTAACTCTTTTTAATTCTTTCCAGTAATCCTCAGGAGGTCTACCTTCTAAACTTTTCATAGAACCACTAGCTCTCATATCTTTTGTAGGTTGATTAGAATCTCTATAAGGAGGGTCTACAATAGCCAAGTCAAAGTGATTATCTTCATACCTTGCCATTAGTTCCATATTATCTTCGTTTGTTATTACCATAGCTCAATATCATTTAATTGTTCTTGTCTTTCTTTACACTTACAATTGGGATAGAGTTTCTTCCATAGCCATTTAATACCAGTGTAGTATGTTATTCGTTCAATTAAGTCTCCTAGTTTCATTTTTTTATCTTCTCTTTTAGTCTATCCTTAACTTTTCTGAATGTATTGTATAAGGAATGGTAGGTTATGTTTGTTTTCTTTGATAGTTCTGTTATACTATATTCTCCTTGTATCAGGTTGTAAACCTTTTGATCGTACCAATGGAGATTCTTTAGCTCTTCTTCTACTATATCGTTCTGCTTTTCATAATCGATATACTCTCCAGATTCTAAGTCTAGGACTAAGTCAATGGATGTTTTAGGGAGCTTGTTCTTTTTCAATTGCATTTGTAGGTATGATGTTTTTAGTGTTCTGTATATGTAGTAGTAATTAACCTCTGACTTGTAACTAATATCTAAGCCTTTGTTTATCATTGTACCGATAATGACATACATCTCGCCAACAATATCTTCTGCTTCGTATTTCGTACAACCAAACTTTAAGGTTGTATTAATCCATTTGTCATGAGAGTTAAATACTTTTTCTAACATTGTTCGATATATTTATAAAGTTTAGTGTATGCATCTTTTTGAGCATCTATGCAAGATTTGTATATTATCTCCCCAGCTTTTATAAACTTGTGCTGCTTGTAAACTCTACAAGAGTAGCCATCGCTAACTGGCATTATTTTAATCTCATAGCCTTTCTCTTCGCAATGGTTTGTCATTGTAACAAAGTCTGGAAGGTTAATGTTCTCTATTAATTGTCGCATCAAATCCTAATTTTTTAAGTTCTTCTATTCTATATTCTTGCAATTTGCTTACTGGAGTCTTTGCTCCCTTTACTTCGATGAATTTAACATCGTCTGGCTTTAAAGCCACTAGGTCTGGTATTCCGTTCTTATTCGTTTTAATCAGCTTTAGCACATAATATCCTTCTGCTTCAAGTTTCTTTATCAACTTACTTTGATACGTTGCTTCGCTCATAGTGCTTCGTTGTAAATGATTTCTTTTGTAATACTTTCTCGTATATCTTTTGCTCTAGTCCTCCTTTTGAGAATACCCAATACACATCGTTCTTCTGTCTCTCTTTAGTAGTTAGTCTATCTCTACTTTGCCAATAGCTTGTAGCACTAAAGTCAATATTGAAGTAAACCAAATAGTCTGCTTTAGATAAACTAATTCCCTCTCTACCAGATACTATTTGTAGAGCTATGTTCTTACTCGTTGTATTAAACTCTTCTAAGTCTGTTGTAAGGTTATCTCCGTACACTTTCTGCAATAGTTTTAACTCTTGCTTAAACTTGTAGAAGATGCCTATTTTGTTAGCTTTAAACCTTTGTTTTATAAAGACTGCTTTACTATCATCTATTGTTGTTGCAGCTCCATCTTCTAGTTTTACTGTACCACTATAAAGTTGTAGTACTTTCTGCATTAGTTTTACTGGTGTATCTGCTAGAATTATACCTCCGTTTGTTCCTTCATACACTAAGTCTTTCTCTAGCTTTTTAACTAGTGCATACGTTGTAGGTTTCATTTCTACCTCCAGGATATGCTCATTTACTTTAGATGTAAACCCAGCTTGACTTTGTGAGAATGAGATAATATGCTTAGATACTTTCTGGTTAATTAGATTCTCTTTAGCATCTGAGTAGTTGTTTACATTATATCCGTTTATCTTTCTTTGTGTTACGTTCACAAAACCTTTTGCCCATTTATAAAAAGACTTCTCTACAAATGGAGTAAACTCTGATATCCAAAACTGATGGAAGATTTGAGAGAAACTCTCAGGTGTTGGTGTTCCAGTTAATAGGATGCAATACTTTTTGCCTATTATTTGCTTGATACGTTTAGTTCTTAGTGATGGTTTAGGAAATGCACCAAGTGAATGTGATTCATCAACTATTATTAAATCATAGTCTTTACCATTTACTTTATGTACTGCTTCATAGTTTGTAACCCTTAAAGAATAGTTAGGGTTTAGGAGCTTGTAGTCTGCTTCAATTGAAGAGATAGCTTTCTTCTTAGTTATAAACAGAACAGAGTTTATATCCATATTATCTGCTATCCCTAGAGAGGTAAGTGTTTTACCAGTTCTTACCTCCATAGCTAATAGTATGATGCGAAGCCTAGATAGTCTTTTAGCACCTTCTTCTATGATTGATTGTTGGTATGGTCTAAACTGCATCGAACAAGTCTGTTTGGTTAATGTTTTGTTTAGTTATAATACCTAAAGCAGTTTCAAGTATTGTTTTACCAGCTTCGTAGTCCACTAGGTTTCTTGCAATCTTTTGCTTTGATTGTTTTCCTTTATATTTATAAAAATCGTAATCGTGAAATTTGCATAACTTTTTAGTTTCATTTAATCCCCTGCTAATTTTAGGTTGTTCTCTATTACTTAAATCATTTGGTAAATTAAAATTAGTCCAATACAAATGCCTTCCTCTTTTATTAGCTCTAATTAAAGGCTCATAGTAAGGCACAACATTTTCAATAACATATTTACCTTTAAAAAACATACCTAAAAATATAATTTCTTGATATAATTTCATGTCTGGGTATCTTGGTGTCCAGCATTCTCTTGTATATTGTGTTTGATTTATTTTACTATGTGTTGGACAAGGAGGAGAGCTCCATATAAAATCAAACTCTTTGTAATGGTCTAATAAATACTGATGTGCATCTGCTATAATTACAGTATCATTTGGAAACCTTTCTTGGTATAATCTTGCCAACTCTGGGTCTAACTCCACAGCAGTTACTTCTATATCTTCTTTTACTTCGTTCCACTTGTATCGGTTACCACCTAGACAAGCATATAAGTTTAGTATCTTCATATTAATATGCTCTATCACTAAGACCAGAAGATGATTCTATAATCTCGCATCTGTCAATATTTTTCTTTTCTTTCCAAGTCCAAGAGTTTTTTAATAGGTTTATTTTGTCTATCACTTCTTCTACTTTTACTTTAGACAAACCATCAAACATCATAAGTAGCTTTTCCTCATCTGTTGTAAACTTGACTTTCTTATAGCTTAATTCATGTATATTTTTTTTAAGCTCTCTATTTTTCTTTTGTATTTTTTTACATTTCTCTTGTAAGAAAATTATTTGGTCAATTTCTTTATAGTTAATCAAATCCATTTTTTTTATTTTAAAACAAGATTCCATCATTTTTAATTTATTATTAGTACTTCTGTAAATTGGATATCTTTTTACAGCATGAATAACAGTTGCGTGATCCATTTTTTTACCATTTGATTTGAAGTTTCTAGCAATTTTTGAATATCCCATATGCAGCTTCTTATGTAAAATAAAACAAGTCAAAGCTCTGACTTCTATGTATTCGTTCACTCTTGTATTTTTAAAAATATCTATTCCAGACATCATAATTATTCTATCTGTTACTTCATTAAAATTTTTATCCATTTATTTTAAAAGGGTATTTCGTCTATTATTATTTCTTTTTGTTGTTCTATTGTTTTTGATATGGTAAACCATTTAACACCATTTGAGCTTCCTTGATCAAACTCATAATCTTTATAAGCACAATACTTTTGAATCCATCTGTTGAATGTATTTCTCTTAAATATCTTATTGTTATAATCTTGATTCTCGTTTATAAACTTTTGGAAGAAGTCAGGCTTATTATTTCTGCTATCAAATACTATGTTGTCATCTTTAATCCAGTCTATAAAGTCTTTTGATGTTTCAGCTATTACCTTTCTGAGTTTTAAGTTCTTAGAAGATTGTACTATCAATCCATTGTTTAAGTATTTCTGTAAGCAGAAAACCATATAGTTATCAAATCTTTCAAACTCTTCTCCACTCCAATCATCAAATAATTGTCTACCAAACTCTTCAAAAGGTGTGAGGTGTTTTCCGTAGTATTGTGCAATTTCTATCTCATGCCTTCTTCTATCGTGACTATTACCATCTCCTTGTATAACATAGTTTGTAGAGATTACAATCTTAGGACTATCTTCTACTGGAAGCTTTACTGCATCTTTGTTCTTTCTCTCTATTGTTAATCCTTCTGTTACTAAGGAGAATTTACTTTCAAAGTTGAATCCTTTCTTTACATCATCCCACACAAGAATCTGAGAATCTAAAGAGACTGTTTGATATGGAAAACCTTTCTTGTCATCAAATGCTTTACCATCTAATATTGATGTCTTTCTAATTGTTTTAAGACCTTGTACAAGCAATCCTTTACCAGTACCTCCCTCTGCGAAATCAGATATAACCTCATCATTAAGTATGATAGCTTTGTTGTTCATCTTATTCTTATAGGTAGATATAAGATATCCGATAACACTTTCTAAAGCATCTGGGTTTTTATTAGAAACATTAGATACAAAGGTTTGGTAGTCATTACTAAAGTCTTTGTGTTCTACATAGTCTCTTTTAAGTATTTGAGATTCCCATACATAACCCTCAACATCTACATAGCCAATAAGATTAGCTTGTTCTTTTGTAACCTCTAGTATTCCGTTTTGATATGCTATAAAAGATTTCTCTTTCTCATCTCTAAGCATTCTCAGCTCAATAGATTTAAGCATTAGTAAATAAGTCTCAGAGAATAATAAAGCATAGTTTACACATAGCTTCCATACTTCTATTTCTTTTTTATCTAGTAAATGGTCAAGTACATAATCTTTAATAATTTCTACTGATGTCTCTCTTACTATGTTAGACTTTATAGATACCCAAATAGGCTTCTTTGCACCCTCTGGAAAGTATTTATTAAAGCCTTTACCCTCTAAGAAAATCTTGTACTTGTAAGCATCAATTTTTATATCTCCATTCTTATTAAGAAACCAAAACTGAATAACCTCTTTATCATCTTTTATTTTCTCGTAAACCTCTTCTGATATTTTATGTTCTTTTAAAACAAAGTCTTTACCATTTTTAAGGTCTTTTTTAATATTGGTTATCTTATTGTAATCTTCAAAGTATTTAGAGTTTGCTACTCTACTTTTATAAGCATTTCGTATGGTGTTTTGCTTTGACTTCTCATCTTTACATCTACCTTTTACA